TGTGGTCCGTACTCTTCCGTTTGTGTTGAACTTCTTGTATTGTTCTATGTCGGTGTCGTAGGAGACACCGCTATAGGCTACCGTCAGGTTTGACTTTCTAAACTGTTCAGATGTCACCTCTAGATCATCATCGCTTCTTTTGAAGAAGTTTAAGAATTCCCAGGTGCCATACTTATTCAGGAATCGTATTGTCTGTGTTGTGTATTTCGGCTCACACTGTTTGATTACTTTTAGTGTTGCTACTTCTGCAGCTAGGCTGTCCAGTAGCACTATTTCCCATTCATCTTGATTGATCGGTCTGTCTGATGCTGCTCCGGAGTATCCATCGCTTGTTAGATAAGAGTTGAGGCTCTTTGGTCCTACTGGCAGTCTTGTAATTTGGTTTTCAGGCTGTGCGTTGCCGTGTCTTGACGTTATGTCAAACGTGTGTTTGAGTACTCCTCCTACTTTGTATCCTACCTCATCTATGGTCTCCGAATCTTTTTCTCCTAGGTATGTAGATACCATTTCGTATCCGTCTGTTTGCACATAGACTGTTGAGGTGCTGTTAAGATATCCGTCTGTTGCTGCTGCGTTTGCTCCGTCTTCATATTCGTGATATCCATCACTCACGGCAAAAGTTGCAGAGCTACCGGTAACATTTGTTATAACCGTTGGCGTAGATACCGAGTAGTAGTTGAGGCTGTAGTCTATATCTACCCATACAACATTCGTGTCTCTCTCTCCTACCGGAGCTCCTCTTGTGATGCTCGTATCAAAGACTCCTCCTAGCTCTTCTCTTACCATCGGTGCAATATCAAATGCCACCTGGAATGTATCACCGGAGGTATGTGATACAAACTTATCTCTGAATAGTGTATAGTCAGGATTGCTTGGTCTACTGCTGTAGGATCCACTCCATACAAATATTTCTATCGATACATCTACTGGAGCATCTACTGTATCTGCTGCTTCTGCAACGGTTATATATATTGGGCTTCTTGCTCCTACTAAATCTGTCGGTGCTACTATTTGTGCCATTAGAATATCTGTTTAAGTGTGTGCTTCATAAAGTCTTCTATATCGAGCTTGAAGGCTCTTCTAATCTCTACCGGCATCCTCCTGAATCCTAATGTGAATGGCCTGGTGAAGAAGTAGCTAGGTTTGATACCGTCTCTGTATATCTTGTTTTGTATTGCAAAGGCTAGGGACCGTCTCTTGATAAATCTTCCTTTCTCGTCTCTTATGCTTTTGAAGCCTCTTCTTACGATCCACTTGTCCAGTGGTCCGATTGGTGGCTTCTTGTTTTTGTAGCTGTATGGAGTATTGTATTTCTTCTTGATACCACTTACACCTTTGTCTTGGTATTCTCCGTACTCCTCCATCTTGAAGTCAAAGCTAAAGCTGATTCCTGATTGAGACGCTCTCATATCATATCCAATGGAATCGTACAGCTTCTTGCTCACGTTCTTCTTCTTCTTGGTCAAGTTAGCTCGTGCTTGCTGCACGACATACTTGCCAAACTTATCGAAGGTCTCCTGGAGATGTTCAGGGTTAAACGCAGGCATTGATTTCGCTGTTTGGTATACTTATATTAAAGGTCACGTCCCATCCGGCTAGCATATTATCGAACCTCTCTACGAATGGTTCGGCTGTTGGTGCTCCTTCTATTTGATACTTGTCGCTGAAGATTGTACCTCTGCTCAAGCTAGTCCATAGCTCATTGGCTGCTCCGAGCATTGCGTTGTGAACGTCCTGCTCGTTATTGTTTCCTCTGAAGAACTCTGCTGTTTCGCTTCTTGGATCGTTCTTGCTAAATTCCACGATGTCTGCAAATAGTATGCTTACGCTGAACGTTATTACGTGATCGGAGAACGTAGCGTTCTGTATGATCAGGTGAGCTAGTGGGAAGATTGTTTGCTTCGCTAGATCAACCTCTAGGAGGTCTCCAGTGGTTACGGTGTTGATTGAAGGGCTTGCAACTAATGTTGCTCGTAGCTTCTCTAGTAAGTCGTAGTATCCGGTCATTTCTTTATCATCTTCTTTTCGAGGTCTATCTTCTCTTTTTCAAATTCCAAGTACATCAGTGCTTGGTGTATGGAGATCCTAGTAATGCTCTCAAACTTTGTAACGTCTCCTTGAGCGAGTGCATATATGCTTGTGTACCATCCCCATTTCCGTCCGAAGTTTGCTCCGATGCTGTAGTCGAACTCTCCTGATCCTTCTCCAAAGATTGCAGCATAGCTATCGATAACTCCGTTCCTAAAGTCCAAAAAAAAACCAATGCTCCGAAGACGCAGTCCATCGTTAGGTTTTTCATTGTATCGCTATACTTGTGGCTGCTCTCATAGTCTTCTATTCGATACAGCTCTTTTGCTTCACTTACGATTGGCCGGTATAGCACGGCCATCGAATTGTGCATTGTTTCCCATTCTACGATTGTCGTGTCCAGGTCCACATACTCTCCGAAGGTTATATCCTCGAGGTTCGGTATAAATCCGAACTCTTTGTTCTTGATCCTGGTCCTCTGCTTTAGTTGATATTTCTCGTCAAAGTAAGAGAATAGCTTTCTGCTGATTCTCGTTACTTCTTTGAAGGGCATACTGTTCACTACGATCAGTGGCACCTTGCAGAATATCTCTATAGCCTTCTGTGCAATAAACATCTCATCGTCACTCTTGAGTGCGAGGAAACGTTGGTATTGCTCCAGGGTTATCTCGTGTAGTCCTTCCGGGATCAGGATTTCTATCTCCATATATAAGTAACTGATTTTTCGTATTCTGTTTAGAATTTATCTAACTGCATAGCGACCATAATTCGGTCTGCTCATTCTGTTGTATGTCGCATACCTCATCGCATCGATTGCGTGGTTGTATTTGTCGATAGGTTTGTTTAGGATCTTGCCGTTATGATCCTCTATCCATTTATAGTTACGCATCTCTTTGATCAGGTTCAGGCTTGACTTGGTGATGTATAGCTTATGTCTTTTGAGCATATCGATTCCTGCCATTACACTGTCCGGTCCTTTTGCTGTTGGTTTGATGTTCCATCCGAAGAGCTGTAGTTCCTTGATGCTCTTCGGCTCTGCACTATCTGCAAATATCTCTGCTCTTTTATCTATGTTTAGTCCCTGGAGTGAATGGTGAATGTCTCTGTTGGTCATTCCGGTTTGGTAGATCTTCTCATCGAAGTATAGGTCTCCTTTGTATTCGTATGCTATCACAAGGGTTGTTGGATCATTAGTGAATCCGAAGTCCATTCCTGCTGCTACTTGTCTTGCTCCTTCAGGTACCTGGTCCGACTCGTGGTATTGGAAGATGAGTGCTTTGCTTGCTCCTCTTTCTCCTAGTCCATACACTTGCCAGTATTGCTCGTCTGTTTCCTTCAGTCTTTCTATCTCGTCTATGATCGTCTGTGGGAGGAATGGATTGTCTAGGTATGTTGTTTTGTGAAACTCTGCATCGTCTCTTGGTATCACCTTATCGTATATCCAGTGGTATTCATCACTAGGGTTGTAGTCAATCACGATCCTGCCATTGGTCCGGAGGACGAGCTGCTGCCAATCTTCGTAGTGCAGCTCATTGGCCTCATTGATATACAGCAGGTCTCTTTTGCGACCTCTCACTTTCTGTGGTTGGTCCAGGGATATAAATTCTACCATATTGCTCCCTAGCATATATTCGTGGGAGCTCTTGTTATGGTGTGCAGGATTGTAGTGGCCTACCTTCTCTAGGATTTCAAAGAAGTCTCTCATCACTGATGATCTTACTGCAGGGAATGTCTTCCTGCAGATTGTGATTGTTTCTCCTTTAGCTACCGATAGGCAATAGTATATCAGCCATATCAGGATGTTGTATGTCTTCCCTGATCTAGTTCCTCCTTGCTCAATGATTATCTTCTTCTGTGCTTGGAGTAGATGTCTGAATACTACATTAGTCTTTAGTTCCATCTATGATTTGGATATTGAAACCATTGTCCGTGTCGTGTTGGATTTCTTGTCTCTCGATATATCCTCTGTTCTTTCCTTTGGTCTTTAGATAGAATATTGTTGCTGATGTACTTCCGTCTCTAATCTGCTTGTGCAGTTGACTTTCGGCAAAGTCCAATGCTACGTTTTGTATCTCGTCTATCTGCTTTTTGAATTCAGGATCGTTGTTGTAGTAATCATAGTATGTCACTCTGCTTACTCCGACCATTTTGCAGGCTTGAGTTACTACTCCAAGGCTCTGTTCCATTGCCTGGACGAGTTGCCTTTTATTGTGTAAAGATTTGTTAGTTGCCATAGCGTAAATTAGAAAGGCCCGGGAGTGTAAGCGACACTCTCCGGGGTTACCAAACCAATACCTTCAGGGATTTGGGCTGAAGGTTTAATTTTAAGAACGTTTGCTTATACCTCCTCTCCGTTTATTTTAATTATTATGTGTTCGTCTAGTTGCTGCATCCGGTCAATGATTACTTGACAGTATTTCGGATCTAATTCTATTCCGTAGCACTTTCTTCCTAGTTGGTGGCAGGCTACCATTGTGCTTCCTGATCCGCAGAATGGATCTCCTACGATCTCTCCAGGTTTTGAGCTGTTCTTTATCAGGTCACCTACTAGTGGTATAGGTTTCATTGTTGGATGCACATCGTTCTTTGTAGGTTTATCGTGGTGTATGATCGTGCTAGGTTGCTCGTTTACGCTCTCGAGGAGCTTCACGAGCTCGTCTTTCTTCATCTTACTGAAGTCTACCTCTTGTTCTATAACTGTTGGGTTTGTTCTGTCGTTGGTGAAGTAGTGTCCTGCACCTTCTTTCCATCCGTATAAGATAGGCTCGTGTTTCCACTGGTAGTCTTGTCTTCCTAGTACGATGCTGTTCTTTACCCATATCAGGCATTGCTTGAGTAGCAATCCGCTTCTTTGCCATCCTAACCTAAATGCGTTGCTTGCACTATCAGCGTGGAAGACATACCATCCTCCTCCTTTCTTTGTCTTGTGTGCATTAGCATCGTAGAAGCCTTGGAGGAATTGCATAAAGTCCTCGTCACCCATTTTATCGTTTTGAATCTTGAGGCCGTTGCTGCCTTCGTAGTCTACATTGTATGGTGGATCCGTGAGCACTAGGTCGTAGTATTCTTCTCCGGTTAGTCTTTCTATCACATCGTAGCTTGTGCTGTCATCGCATATAAGTCTGTGGAGCTCTTCTCCTGCTTTATGGAAGGTTATCAGGTCTCCTTGCTTTACATACAGCTTTGTTTGTTCTGAAGGCTCGTAGTTATCGTCTGTGGCTTCTTCTTCATCTAGTTGTGCCCAGTCTTCAGGGAAGTCCATTCCCCATTCAAGAAGATCCTGGGTATCGTATTCGTTTGCTAGCGCATCCCAATCCCATTCACCGAATGAGCTATTGTCTTTTATGATAAATTCCTTCTGCTGCTCTTCTGTGAGATTGCTTGCTTTGATGATTGGTACCTCCGATAGTCCTGCTTCGATGCAGGCCCGGAGGCGCATATTGCCTCCGAGGACTACCATATCGTCATTGACCACTATTGGCCGGAGGTCTAGCATCTCCGGAAACTCTTTGATGCTTTTTACTAGCTTGTCAAACTTATGGCCCTTGATTGTTCTAGGGTTGTTTGGGTTTGGCTGTACGTTGATGATCTTTACTCTCTCCATTATAATGTATCTTCTATAAAGTAACTGTCAATATCCATTTTGTCTATGAAGAATGTTTTGTACCGGTCCAGGGCCTGCTGCACTTTCTCTCTTCCTGCTAGGTAGAACTCTTCACTCACGTGATACACTCCTATGTCTAGGCTTCCTTTATCTATTGCTACGAAGTGGAAGTTCTCGTAGGGTATATCGAATAGGTTGCAGTATAGATATGCTTGCACATCATATCCGTACTTTCGTGCACTGTATCGGAAGGCATTCAGGTCCGTGGTGCTTTTAAGATCTATGATGTGACCGTCTTGTATTATGTCGGCTTTTGCTCGGAAGGGATAGCCTCCGAGCATATCAACGCAGGGCACCTCGAACTGGGCTTTGTTGAGATAGGAAAGAACCTTCTCGTTCCGGAGCATTGCATCTTGCAGTCTCCGGATCTCCTCTTCTTCTTTCTTGGTGATTACCTGACTATGTCTCTCCTTTGCCTCTTTGAATGCTTTTGCATTGCGGCTCTGCACATCTACGACCTCTACCTCATCCATCTTGTGTGGTTCGAGTATTGCCCAGTGGAACAGCTTTCCTATCAGGAGAGCTTTTGAATCATTGTCTTGACCGTACTTCTGCACATAGTGATATGTCTTTGGGCTAGATAGTAGTTGTTTGATGCTGCTGCTTGAGAGCGCAGCCTTGCCTAGATAGCCATAGTAGAAGTCATCGTCTATTGCTTGCTCTTCTAGGATTACTTTCTCTTCTTCAGTTCCGTCTAGGAGCTGTATCATTTTTCTACTATAAGCCATTGGTCATTCCTTGTGCTAGTAGTGCGTTGATGATTGCGAAGGCAACGGATGCCAGGATGAAGATTGTGAATGTTCTGATCACATCTTTGTAAGTGTAGTACTTCATTGTTAGTCCTTTTTTTGTTTGTTCTAATATACGTGATTATTAATGTATTACGCAAATTTATTCTTCATCTAATCTTGTTGCTAATTCAATCGGAAGCATTGTGATCTCTTTTTCTACTTTATTATATCTCTCTCCAAAGTCTGTCTGCTTTGGTAGATGTTTCTTTTCCCATTCAAGATCCTCTAGTGCTGATAGGTTGAATGAGTATATTCCTTGTGGAGTACTGTTGATGTAGAAGGCTCTTGTTCCATTCTGTTTCGCTCTTTGTATTAGCGCATCGTATTTCTTCTTCTCAAGTATCAATTCATCATAGTGAGTTCTTCTGCACTTGAGCTCTATGTCCATTCTGTATCTCAACGAATAGCAGTCAAATGTCGAGTTGTGCTTTTCGCTTTTCTCGAGGTCCGGTATATATGCTAGCTTAATTATATGAAACAGATCAAGAACCTTCATACTCTTTGTATAGTTTCTTCAGATCCTGGATGTACCTATTCCATTCCTTTGGAGAGCAGCTGCACGGTATCCCAAACTTGTGGCTGAATACTCTTGCGTGAATCCGGGACAGTGGCTCCTGGTATTGTTCCTTAATTTCTCGACCATCAAACGTCTGAAAGAATTGGTCCAGTGTATTGTATTCGCTTTCCTCTAGACACTCCACTGTTCTCTTATATGGAAACAAGTTGTTGAGGGTTTCCTTTCTTGCATCGCATCCGCAATCGATTCCGGTAGCTTCGCTGAACTTTTCTACCACTGCTTTGATACCAGTGGCTGTTGTTATTTTCTCTACCGTATCTCCTAGGCCTTTGGATCTAGTCTTCTTGCTTCGTGTAGTCTTGGTAGTCTTTTTTGCACTTGATTTTGATTTCTTCCCTGACATTTTTCAGTGTGTTAAATATTGCATTGGAGCTTATCTTGCTCTCATCACTTAATTCTCTTATCGTCTTTCCTTTGCCGTAGTAGATCTCGAAGATCTTCTTATTATACCAATGCATATCTTCGATGCATTGACTCATATTCTCTAGCAGGTCCTCTAGGGCCTCCTTGTCATATTCACCTTCTTCGTAGGCTAGGTTTGTAAGCGAGTTGATATCTACTTGTGGTACTTGTTTCTTCTTTTGATCGTAGAAGAGATTCCGGAGAGTAACGTAGACATAGAATGTGTTCACGTCATTGTCTGAATACTTCATCTTTTCTGCTGCTGCAAACTTGTACATCTTTATGTACATATCTTGGACCAGGTCTTCAGCATCTTCCTTTGATAGTCCAAAGCTGATTGCCATATTCATCCAATCTTGGTGGCGTTTTGCTAGCAGTTCAAGTTTACTCATTTGCTCCTGGTCCGTCAATTATTGGACCATTTGCATACCAATATACTCTTTTTGTACATCGCTGCAAAAAAAAATGCAGCCATTTTCATAGCTGCACTCTTTCTAGTAGTTCTTCTACTTTCTTTTTTAGCTCTTTGTTTTCCTGCTTGAGCTTTTTATTATCCATCTCTAGATGTCCATTCTCTATCTGTGCATCTAGGATCCTGCTTTCTATCTTTTGTATTGATGTCATACAAAAGCTGATTGCCGAGTATAGATTCTC